GTGAACTGGAAACAGTGACGATGTGTAAGCTTAAGTTTACCCCACCGGTTAAGAGCTAGATCATATACTATAGCATGAGTAAATTCGGGGGCCGCGACGCCATAACTAATGACTAAAAACCTGGCACTTATGATGTTCACATTGAGGTTAAGAGGAACACTGAGATACGTGGTAGTTAGCTTGTTTGTAGTCTCATCAAAATCTTCAAAAATCTGACCTGCTAAGAAGTCCGAGGCTTCATTATAGATACTAGTAGTATTCACCAACGTCAGCTGCTGTAGTCCATTACCACTCCACAGTATATGATAAGAAAGATTGCTGTGAAAGCTAACATCATTAGGATGACGTATACCAGCACTACCAGGGACTTCTTTAAATACAAAGGGGAAGTTGATATTGCCTGAGTATCTCGCACCAACAGCATTAAGATCGCAATAGATGATAAACCCACCACTAATAGGGAGACATACCTTAATATTTCCCTGCACATCATTAATAGATCCTCCGCCAGCACCAGTAGTAAGATCAGGAGTAAAGTCAGTTGGTGACAGTAGAGAGGACCAAGCTACATTATCTTCAGTCCAAGCTACTAGATAGCCATTAGCTCCACAAATGCCGATAACTTTAGTTACATCTAATGCAGTGAGAGTTACACTATCAAGTGCTTGAGTAGTAGGATTATAGACGAAACATCCGATCTTCTCATAGAAGATATACGTTTGTCCCTGCACCATAGCTGTGGTAACAAGGGAAGTAGCAGTAGCTGTAGGAACTTGAGTAGATACTATCCATCTAGCTACAGACTCATCATAGATGTAGTTCTTACCGGTAGATGGAGAGAAAATGAACCGCGCACCTGTTGGTGTCTGTAGTGAGAAAGCTTGATCGAAACTAGCTCCTGGAGGTAGAGTATTAATAGCATCTACTGATAGTCCCTCAGTATAGCCAATAGCTTGATATCCCTGTTGTGTAGGCATAACATTATGCATGTAGAAAGCTTGTGGAATACCTTTATCTACAGTAACTCCAGGCGCATTGAGGGTAGTTCTATCAAAATTCTGGTCATACTGAGGAACAATAATAGACCTTCCCCAGAACTCCGTTGTAAAGGGAAAGTTAGGATTACTGAGGTTCGCGCGCAGTGGATACTGTGCCATTAAGTAACTTCCAACCTGGCATCAAATTTAACTAGTGCCCCACTATTAGGACCAGTATTCTGAACTTGAGCACTAAAGAGTGATTCTCCAACAAGAACAGCAGCAGGAAGAGATGAGCTAAATACAGGAAGCTTTCTCATAATAGCTGGGAGACTTACAGAAGTAACAGCATTAGAGCCTAGAAGAAACATATTATCTTGGAAGTAATAACGAGCTACTAGAGAGAACATCAGCTGATATGGAATTATCTCTACTGGATTACCAACACTATAAGTTCCTGGTCTCCACTCTACTCCTGTAAATTCAAAGATAGAACCTGCTGGATTGGCAAAGAAGTTGACATTATTAGGAGTAGTAGTTCCAATGAAGTTACCAGCTCTCCAAGCTCCTGGAATTGCTTTATAGACAGTATCAGAGGCTAAAGTAAAGGTAATCTGAGCACTTTCTACTGGTCCTCCAGGCCAAGCTGTTGTTCCTCCAACAGTATCTCCTGGAACTGAAATAGCATATCTAGTCCATACATTAACTGCACCGGTAGTAAAGGAGAAAACATAAGAGCGATTATTAGCTGCATTACGTAGAGTTCCAGCCATTACTTGACCGGCTACAGTTGTGCGAGCATAGAAGAGAATAGTAGAAGCTCTAGCTGCTCCAGTTCCAAACCCCATATGTCGCATGTTGGTTCCTTCAACATACTGACATATCTCAAAGAAGGCATTAGGAGCAAGAGTTCCAATAGAAGTGAGAACTTGACAAGACTGGTAGGTGTTATAGTTAGGAGGTGGAGAGAAACCAGGAGTAGTTTCTACTACTGTAGCCATTCCTAGTATATTAAGTCCCATAGCGCCAGAACCAGTATTCCACATATCAGAGAAGTATTCTGGTCCACCAGCTGTAGGTCTGCTAACAAAATTAGAACCATTTATTTGATTAAGTTGGAAGTCTCCATTTAGGAGAATATTCTGGAGACCTGAGCCTTGAAGTGCTCCAGATGAGATAGTATTAACCTTAGCCTTTAGTGCTCGGAACTCAGCAGCAGCAGTCTCAGCTATGTTAGCATCTGTAGGCTTAGTTGCATCATTTGCATCAGGAACATAGCCGCTCATGTGGGGCGCGCCTCTCTTATTAGAAAGTATTTACGATCATAAAAGCCACTCGTGTATTGCCGGTAGCAGTGGCGTCACCACTAATAACAAATGTCTGATTTCCAAGTAGTGGAATTACAGAGTTGAGAGTAGCATCATTAGTCTCTATTTGAAGGAATACTAAGGCGCCGGGCGCACAATAGATATTATTAACCCTGAGATTAATCTGTCCAGCTGGAATAAGAACCTTACCAGCAGGTTTGTTGATAGTAACTACTGTAGGAACAGCAGCAGCTGTTAGATCATCAAAACAGATCCTAAAGCCACCATCTACAGTAAGTTGCTTAGGCTTGAAGGAGCCAGTTAGATTAGTAGTAGTCTCTGCTTTAGTATACTTAAGATTAAGAACATCTGTAGTAATGGAGACATTATCATCATCTACAAAAGGAACAGAACCAGCAGGAGAGTTAGGACTAGCTAGTTGTGTCCAGACTGTTGACTCTGCCATTCTCTTATCTTCCTTGCATCTCGATGTTGGAAAGTAGAAGATTACGAGTCCAGAGAGCTATCTGTCCATCTGGAGCATCATATTTCCTAGCTGCATCCTGCTTACCAGTATTATTGAAGATGTTAGAGATAGCTACTGAGATAATAGCAAATGGAAATTCTTCTGCAATCCAACTCTGGTAGTTAGCTCCATTATTAGTGCTATCTGCTACAGGATACTGATAGTAGGCAAAGAGAACATTCTGGAAAGCTGATGGAGACTTAAAGTTAACATTCCTACCAGCTTGATACATTACATTCATTCTCTCACTCTCGTAACCGTAGATATCAAAGATCTTATCTACATTAACAACAGTAAACATAGCCATAGATTCTTTGAAGTTAACAGCCCCTTGGTTATTCATAAGAGGTGGGAGAAGTGTAGGATTCTGCTGGAAAGTAGAGAGAGTAGGATCATTCTTTCTAGCGTAGGAAAGAGATCTATAACGAGGGAGAGCTGAGGTATCTAGAACCTGTATATAAGCTAGCTTATCAAACTGAACTGTTACTTCCTTGATATCTTTAAGGAAGTAGTCAATACCATGTAGATATGCTGTAGCTCTGATAACAGCCTGCTGTATCTGACCATCTCCGCCTTGAGATGAGTCCATATCTGGTCTGTTAGTGTCTGTAACTACAGCATTCACAAGCTCTTGGAAGTTCATCTTTAGTTCCTTAGAGCCTTCCGAAAAGAACCAAGATAACTATTATTAGGAGAATAAGTCCAAGACCTCCACCACCATAATGATAAGGTCCCCAACCGGCTCCAGAGCCATAGTAGTAGCCTCCCCCACCAAGTAGTAGAAAGAGGACTATGACAATGAGAATAACATACATGATCTACTTATTCCTTCTCCAATCATCTAAGATCTTCTTCTCTCTTGGTATAGAGAACTCTGTTCTAAGTCTTTCTACTTCAGACTGTAACTGTTTTAAATCTTCTGCTAAATGACTATGTATTAATAGTAACTTATCTTCTCTATTCTTATCCTCATCTGCTCTTTGAGTAGTTTCAAATATTATATTATCCTCTATCTTCTGTATCTTCTGAGCAATAAAGATAATTCCACCCACTATGCTAAGAATTAGAGCAATATTAATAGATATATCAATACGTGCTACCATTTATTAGAATGTAGTGGGGCGCGCGATGCTTCTAATTACTGCCATAAGGCCCTGTTGTAGCTCTGTTCGGCCAATAGCTAACCAGCGTTTATCTATCTTAGCTCCTAGCCCATTAAAGCTATCTACTTTAGCAAGATATCCTTCCATTAGAATACCGAGTTCCTTACCCTCATTAATGAGGTCTATCTCATCCTGTCCTAGGTCTCTGTAGCCCTTGATTACAGGAGTTCCACTCATCTCTCACTCTCCTTTCGCCGCTCCCACTATTGCTGCCGTGCTGGCAATTCCTTGTAGAACAGGCTTAGGCGCATCCATAATAACTGTTGCATTGTCTGTTTTAATGGACTGCTTCAGAACAGCTAGTTTCTGGAGTGCAGAAGTAGCATCTAACTTAGCCGCGTCCCCATTACTTCTCTCTACTTCCTTCTCTTGTGGAGAACTCCGCAGATCAGAGAGCATACCTAGCTTCTCTCTAATCTCCACCTCTAACTTCACCCGTAACTCCGCTTCAAGCTCATCCCGGACTTTCTCTCTAATAGTTCCTACTGGATCAAGTCTCATTCTAGCTTCAAGAACTTCATCAGGAGTGGCATACCTCAGGTAACTATTTCCACTCCTGATTTCTTCATCAAGATACTCTATTGTTGGAACTAGATTAGTTTCCAAAAAACCAAATCGGAAGCCTACTCTAGTTCCATCTTTTCTATGAAAAGAAGCGTTAGCTACACTACAGATATAGGCTTTACTCTCTGTAGCATAGCTAACAGGTGATGGAGGTGTCATAGTTGTAAGTGGTGGAACATG